CCGCTTTTTCGGCATTCCATACAAGTATGTCACTTACCTTGTGGACCGTCGTAGTACGTCACCAGATCATGAGTTGATCATGTGCGTGCCCACGGGTATATGGTACGGACCATTTGCGTGGTTCGCCAGTTGGTGTCTCAGTGCTCCTAATTTGGACCGACTCCGTCTTACGGACGGCGACGGGTTCAACAGACTTCGTGTTTGTTCCCAAGCTGGAGTCATGATATCCACTGGAAGGCCAGGTTTTCTCGCCTGTGCTACCATTCCCGCTCAAGTCGATGAAGCCATCTCGACTATTGCACGCACCGGATCATACACTCTAACTATGCCTACAGTTTTGAGTTTTGTTGATGGTGACAGAGTTGCTGGTGCTGCGTTGTTAGATTATCACAAAGCTGCACTTAAACACCAGCCTCCACCCGTCGTGTGCCCTGTTCCTCAGGGTGTACGGCGGTACCAATTCGACGCTTACGCCTTTGAACCCAATGCCAAGCCTACCATGGTAGCGTTTATGTCTCCACTGGTCCACGGTGCCTTCTGCCCGGACCAGACGCTTGGCAATGAAGTTGCGAGTATCGAAGGCAGAGTTGAGAATGTCAAGCCAAACATGCTCGCCATGACACCTTTCCTCTCTAAAGTCATGGCTGAGTTTGTAGAACAGTTAATACCTGAGTCACAAGCACACACTCTCGACCCTGTCGATTACGATGAGGTCAAGGCTCGCCAGGCGCGTCCTTCACAGCGCATGATTCTCGGCCAAGCCGAGTCTATTATCAATCCTATGCGCATGGTCAACATGTTCATTAAGAAAGAGTCTTATGCGAACATTAAACCTCCGAGATCCATTTCCACCATTAATGGTGCTGATAAGCGTGATTATTCCGCTTTCATTTATGCATTGGATCCCCTGTTGAAATCACAGCCATGGTATGCCTTTGGCCACAAGCCGATTGAAGTCGCCGCACGTGTTGCGTCGGTATGTACTGCTGCACAGTACACTGCCGTTAATAGCGATTTCTCGAAGTTTGATGGTCATGGGTCAAACCTTATGCGCGAGTTTGAGAAGATGATTCTAACACGTGCATTCCGGTTGGTTCATACCCACCGCGTCCTCGAGCTACATAACTCACAGTTTGGACTGCGTGGTGTGTCACGACTTGGTGCGTGGTATCTAACGGATTACACACGTGCCTCCGGTTCACCGGAAACGTCGTGTTTCAACAGTTTGGTAAACGCGTTTATCGCGTACTTGGCTTTACGAAAGACCAAGTTGGATGGTGTGTTCATTCATGCCCAAGATGCCTGGCGTAAGCTGGGCATCTATGGTGGCGATGATGGACTAACTGCAGATGTTGACCCTGTTGTGTATAAGGACGCTGCCCTGATGTTAGGCCAGGATCTGTCTGCCGAGCCCATTAAGCGTGGTTGTCTCGGCGTAAAATTCCTTGCTCGGGTGTATTCACCCAATGTCTGGTATGGAGATGACAACAGCTGCTGCGACTTGCCACGTCAATTGGCCAAATTTCATGTCGCAGTACCTATGAATTCCAATGTCACCCCACAGCATAAGTTGCTTGAGAAAGTCCGATCCTTTCTCCTAACCGACATGCACACCCCTATCTTGGGTGCCTTTTGTCAAAGAGTTCTCTTCGCTTATGGTTCGCCGGAAATCATTCCTGACGACTTGACTGAACCAATGAGAACATGGCTATCTCGATTCGAGAAGAATGTCCAATATCCTAACCAACCAGAATCGTGGATGATGGACTATGCCGAGGTTTCGTTACCGAACTTTGACTTTAAGCGTTTTTCTGTGTGGCTGGGCGATACTAAGACGATGGCTGAGCTTATGTCTCCGCCAATGTTTATGCCGCCACCAGAAGCAGTTAGCAAGGACGTGATCGTGGTAGATCATGAAGTACTCCCGCGTGGCACGGTTATTGGTAAGAAGCCGCCGCGCGCAAAACCCCCTGATCCTAAGAGAGCAGGAGTCCCTGAAGTTAAAGAGACCTTTGATCAAATGCGTGAACGTAAGATCAAGGCAGGGACATGGGTCGAGAGGAAAGACAGAGACGCACCCGCAGGTAAACAGCCTCCGAAGGGCAAAGAGAAAGCGGGTAAACCTCCGGCCAAGCCACAAGGGCCAGGCCGGAAAATGGGG